ATGATATGGTCGCTGAATGGAAAGTGCATCTCAGCGACACTATGGCGGCTTTTAGGTGAGATAAGGCAGATTTGCGACGATAAGAGTTTCGCTGATTTTGCGAAATGCCGAAAGTGGGCAAGCGAAAGAAAATGCTGCGAAACAGGTTATGAACCATTGCCAACTGCGTTTTATGCAACATATTTTTAAGTTAATCATTATAGTAGGATAAACTTGCACACTTTGCACAACTAAAATGTAGTATAATGCATAATAAGGATTGGTGTAAATACGGTATAGTTCTAGAAACCGCTTATGGCGGTTTTTTTGTTGTGGCTTTAGTAATGCATGGCAACGAATTGAGAATGAGAGAGTGTTAATTGGATTTGGGATTGCGAAACGGGCGCTCACGAGGGCGATCCTGAACTGATTCACTATAAAAACTATCAAGAAAGGAATGAATTTATGGAAAAGATTCAGGTTAAGAAGTCGGTTGCTTACTATGCTGATTTGCCGGATTTGAAGGGCAAGAAGTCTAGCGTGAGCACGGGAGATTTGTATGTAGTGCGTCATGATGCGGCGCACGGCAGTCAAGCGGCTTTGTACAAGGCAACAAAGACAAAGACTTGGGAATTTGTAGCATTGGCAGGACGTGAGGATTATCCTCTGGATGTGGGGCATTTGTACGATCCGAATATCGCGAAGATATTGGACACGGATCCGGTGAGGGCGAGCACGAGTGTTAATCCTGTGTTTACGCAGATTATCAACAACGTTGAATCCATGAGGCGTACTTTTGAGGCTAAATTGGAGGCGCTTACAGGTATGGTGATAAGTGGCAGTGTGGATGGGCATGTGAATTTGCCTGATCCGGCAGGGCTTACACCCGGAACACTTTTTATTGTGCGCAATGACGAGACAAACGATGGACAAACAACCCTTTGGGAAGTGTCTGCGGGGCATGAATGGGTATTTGTATCTGTGTTGAGCTTTGATTTAGATTTGGATGGGGTGTTGGCTGACTTTGTGACGATTACTCAGCTGAATGCGGTGATTGCAGGAATTGATTTGAGCAATCTGGATGTTCCTGTGTCCAGCCGTGCGGAAGCAGCTGTTATGGGCCTTAGGACAGACCCGCCGGCAGGGGCGGTCAATAATGTCAATACAGCCATAGCATATTTAAAAGGCATCCTGGCCAATCAGCTAAGCGGTGAATTACGTGGTATGAGAGTACGTGAATGGTGGACGCCGGGAAGTCATTCATGGCAAGTGCCCGCGGGTGTTACTGAAATATTCGTTACCGGCTGCGGTGGTGGTGGCGGTGGCAGCGGATTTGTCAGGGATCCAAATCCAAATGCCGGAGGACGTGGGGGCGGCGGCGGTGCTGCAACTATTGGACAAAGGTTTGCGGTTACTCCGATGACTATCCTTACAATAACTGTTGGTGCCGGGGGTTCTGGCGGTTCCATAAACTCAGCCGGATCAGCGGGTGGTGCTACTTCGATTTCTGGAGTAGTAACGTTAGCAGGCGGTGGTGGTGGCTCAATTTCATCAAATGGAAGCGCAGGTGGTACTGGCGGCGGTGCCGGTGGCGCCAATAGCTCAAATTTAGGTGGCGCAGGCGGTGGAAGTCTAGGCGGCGGCGGTGCCGGTGGGGGCTCCAGTGGAGCTGCCACAGCTGGAATAGGAATCAATGGTGCTGCTGGATCTAATACCTCAACTGTGATAGGATTAGGTGGGGGTAGTGCTATTGGCCGTCCCGGTAATTCTACAGGTGCCGGTGGCGCAGGTGGTATCGGCGGCACAGGTGGCGGCGGTGGCGGTGGCGGCTCAGGCGCGGGTGTAGCGGGTACAAGCGGCGGTGCCGGTGGCAATGGAATGTTAACAATCAGATGGTAGGAGGGGTTTTATAATGAGATTTGCGATGATTTTAAGTAATAGAGCGCATTGGATTTTTGAGCAGGATATTATTCCTGATTTCCCGCCTGACCCGGATGGGAATCCAATGGTTGTAATAGATATAACCGATAATCCAGAAGTTCAGGAGGGGTGGATATTCGACCCAAAATCAGAAACATTCTCTGAGCCGGAATATATACCTCCGGTAGAAGGACCGGGGGATGGCAGCTCAAAGGATATATCGAGCGTGATTATGCCGTTGCTTTTCGGAGCAGCGACACTAGCGGCGGGTAGTGCAGATAATGCTCGAATAGTGGCATCTATGGCAGCCCCTGCGGCAGACTTAATTGATGCCAGAGCATGGTATGTAGGCATGACAACAGGCCCCGGCGATTTGGTTTATGACCCGGATAAGCGTCATATATACATCTTCACAGGCGCAGAGGCCATGACGCATAGTAATCCTCTATTCTTCCCGGGTGCAGCCGGGGTTTTTTATTGGACAATAGTGCCTGAAATGCACGAGGGATTTAGGGTGTACCCGGATGTCACAGGCATAATTGTGGCTGTAAGGCGAGATGAAATATGGTGGAATCAGGACAGAACAGCAAGATTCAGCTGGGACGCTGTGGACAATAGTGCCGCTCACTGGCCGCCGGGCGCTCCGGGTGTGCATCAGTGGGTTAGAATCGATGAGTAGGTGATGCTATGAGGGACAAACAAAAGAGGTTTGCGGACGAATATCTTATTGACTGCAACGCGACTCAAGCTGCTGTCAGGGCGGGGTACAGCCCGAAAAGAGCGGACAGCACGGGGTGCAGGTTATTAGGGAGGCCGGATGTACGTACATATATCGATGAACAGCTGGAGAGCTTGAGCTGTGACAAAATCGCTGAGGCGCGCGAGGTTATGGAATATTTAACGGCGGTCTTGCGGGGTGAGAGCAGAGCTGAAATCGTAGTTATTGAATCTCAAGGCGAAGGGCGAACGCGGGCGCGGCACTTGGATAAGGCACCAGATGAAAAGGAAAGGCTCAAAGCGGCGGAACTCCTTGGTAAGCGATATGGAATATTCACAGAACGGATTAATCTGGAGGGTTATGTGAGTATTGCTTTTCTTGATGACTTGGGGTGATGGCAGGCAAGACTAAAGCAGCAGACCGACCGGGTTTGGGTGCGTATTTTGAGAGAAATGCCCAGCTTGCTTCGGTCTCATTAAAGGAAGTTATAGGCGAGCACTATACTGATTTTTGGCGATTTAAGGGGAGATATCGCGTTGTTAAAGGCAGTCGCGCCAGCAAAAAGTCGAAGACTACCGCGTTGTGGCTTATATGGAATATGATGAAATACCCGGAGGCGAATGCGTTGGTGGTGCGTAAGGTATTTCGCACGCTGAAAGACTCATGCTTTACGGAGCTTAAGTGGGCAATACATCGCTTGGGTGTTGCCGGACTTTGGAAGGTGACGGAGTCACCTTTGGAGATGACGTATATGCCTACGGGGCAGAAGATTTATTTCCGAGGGCTGGATGACCCTTTGAAGATAACTTCTATCGCGGCCGGAACAGGGCATCTATGCTGGGGCTGGGTAGAGGAGTGCTATGAAATTGACGAGGAGCGCGATTTTGATACACTGGATGAATCATTGCGCGGCAAGCTGCCTGAGGGGCTTTTTTATCAATGGACGCTTACTTTCAATCCATGGACAGAAACATGGCTGAAGAGGCGTTTTTTTGATGCGCCGAGCGACAGCATCATGGCGATGACAACGAATTACCTCATGAATGAGTTCATTGATACGGACACGCTGAAGATGTTTGAGGAGATGGAGCAGAGGAATCCTGAGCGCTACCAGGTGGCAGGGCTTGGTAATTGGGGTATTCCGGCGGAGGGGCTGTATTTTAAGAGGTCACAGATTGGCAATTTTGTTCAAAACATACCGGGTGATGTTATCAAGTGGGTGCGCGCATGGGATTTGGCGGCGACGACGGAAAAAGAGAACAAGGATGCGGCCTATACCGCGGGAGTTTTGATAGGAAAGCGCAAGGATGGGTCGTATATTGTGGCTGATGTAATAAACGCGCAGCTGAGCGCGGCTGAGGTAAGGCAGACTATACGCAAGACTGCACAGGAAGATAGGGCGAAATTTGGGCGCGTAACTATCAGGCTCCCGCAAGATCCAGGGCAAGCAGGCAAGGCGCAGGCACAGAGCATGGTTAAGTTGCTGGCGGGGTTTAATGTGAAGGCTTTGCCTGAATCAGGTAGCAAAGAGACTCGCGCTGAGCCAATGGCTGCGCAGTGGCAGGCGGGCAATTTTGACCTTTTGGCCGCGTGCTGGAATGAGGCTTATATTAGGCAATTGGAGGCATTTCCTATGGGGAAGTTCAAAGATATGGTGGATGCGTCCGGGGCGGCGTTTAATGAGATTGAAGAGGATGTGCCGTTTAGTTTGGAGGATTGGTAGGTAGGGTTTTACAGGGAGCCCCCTGCTTGGAATACGTTTAGCTGCGTGTTCCGGGCAGGGGTGTTTAGGGCGTGTCAACAATAGATTTTTGAAAAAGGTGGGTTGAATATAAGTGGGACTATATAATGAGAGCAAATCAAGCTCGCGAGATGCGCAGCAAGCTGTGATGGATAAGATGTTTGGCTGGTCGGAAGAGGTGAAGCGCACAAAGGGCGGTGCGCAACAGGCGAAGATTAATATGATGAACAGGTTGTTTCATGGAGAGGATGCTGAGAGTGATGATGAAAGGCAGAGCAGCGAAAAAACAGACTATGATACATTGAAAAACACTAGCAGTCATGATACACTGAGTGCAACGGGAGCAGGGCAAAAGAAACGTTGTATGTGCCAAGGTTGTAGGGCGCGGCGAGTGGCTGAGAAGCTGGGGATTAAACTGGACAGTAATCATTGGCGGACGCAGCCGAGAGATGAGCAGGGGCGATGGACGACTGGTGGAGGAGGGCGTTCTTTTGGAGGCGGAGCCGGGAGACGGCAACAAACACAGGAAAACCAGCTACAAAGTAACGCGCCGACTAGTGAGACTGTCAGTAACGAGCGAGATGCGGATGCAATTTTGCGAATCATGAATAAGGTTCTTGATGCGATGCTTTATGTAGAGGAAGCTCGTGAGGCGTTAGAGCAGGATAGCGGGAGCGAAGCGCCTGACAGAGAGCGAGATAATCGTAGTAATCCGATGGCGACATTAGTGCCACTGGGGGCAGGGTTGCTGGGGACGACGGCGAGGGGCGTAGCGGGGGCAAAGCGAAGAATTAATGTCACGCCAAAACTATGCCAAGTACTAACAATTCATCAATAGATATTGATCAGAAGCCCGAGGTTTATAATGAAAAACTTAAAAATATTATCAATGACATATACAAAGGGCAGCGCGGAGCTCACGTGATTGGCAATGGTACAACAATGGATGCTGTTAGGTATGAGATACAAACGGGATTGCCGACCAATGGAAAGTTTCACTCAATAAAAGCCCAAGAAACAATAAATAGGCTTCGTCGTCGTTTACGTGCGGGAGACTTGACGCCTAAAGAAGTTAATATAGCGAATGAGTTAATTAAAGATCTTCAGAATGCTCTGAACGGGAGATAAAAAAGGGGGAATATGATTTGAAGTTAGAGTATAGCAATGCAATCAATATATTAATAATTACATTTCCTGAGATGAAGATTGTTTATGAAAGTGATGAGGAGTATACAGATTTGCCATACGCCCTTTACGAAAGTGGATTTGTTCCTTTAGTTATGACTCAGTTACGGCTAAACAATTTACATGAACTCAACAAGATTTTTGATTTTATTGAAACGTTGCTTTTGCATGGCGACGAGATGGTGGTAAATCTCGTTGCGGTTGCGGTAGTGGAAAGTCTTGTTTTTGAAGATGAATATGATAAGTTCAAAGATATCATTTTAAACATGTGTGGTGAAAGAACACGTAAGAGCTTTAACGAATGTATTGAATGACAGACTAGCCGTACTAATCGTTTTTTGTGAAGCTGGAAGACGGCAGTTGACACAGGAAATCCCGCCGCAAAGCAATGTGACAATCAATGAGCCTGTCAGTAACGAGCGAGATGCAGATACGATTTTAAGGATTATGAATAAAGTTCTTGATGCGATGCTTTATGTAGAGGAAACTCGTGAGGCGTTAGAGCAGGATAGCGGGGGCAAAGCGCCTGACAGAGAGCGAGAGGAAAGACAGCGAGGTAATCCTCTGTCAACTCTTGTACCGATAGGGGCTGGGTTGTTGGGAACGGCGGCGAGAGGTGTAGCGAGTGCAGCAAGGGCTAAGGAGCGCATACTATCTGGACTAACTCGTTCTCAAAAGAGAAATGTGGAAACTTTAAACAATGTGATTGAAAACAATTTGACAGAACACGACTTTTCTGGAACGTTAAAAGATTTACAAGGAAACCCTATATCGAAGTCGGACGGAACCTTCTGGGATCATAAGACGGAGATGATATACTCCTATAGGGCGCTTCAGAAAGTTAAAAAGAGTTTGAAAGGTTCTTTGAAAAATCCTAACTTAGAGTATTTTGAAAGAAAATTTTTAATTGATGAGCTGAATAGGGTTCGTTTATATATGCATCGAATCGAGGAACTATTCAGGCCATTTGGAGGTGTACGATGAAGTCATTGAAAATTATATACAATTTATCATATGACACATCAGGGTTTGATAGTGGACTGATAAATTGGTATAACAAGCTGATTGATAAATCCTATGAGGAATTGGTATCTGCTGATGTGTGTAAAATGATAAGACAAGGTATATTAAATGATGTTGCTACTCAGAGGGCAGTAGACTTGTTTTTTGAAGACCCTTATGATGGGGAGCATAATGATGGAGAGTTGTTAGGCTTACTTGTTTCGTTGAACTTTAATCAAATATGTCGTTCAGACATTATTAAACTAACAGAACTGCTAAGACATCTAAAGCAGGATTATACAAGATTTGAATGGCTTGATGAAGAGTCGCAAGCGAAGTATGGTGAGGACATTGACAAAATACTTCAAAAAAAAGAATTGTTAGAGAGCTGAGTTTTTAATGGGGTAGTAACCATGAGAATGCGAGTGTTGGCAGCGGCGAAATCCTTTGTCAACTCTTGTACCGATAGGGGCGGGGTTGTTGGGTGTTGGTGGTAGTGCTGCGAGAGGGCTCAGGGCATTGATTCCCAACGCAAACTCCGGAGATGTGGAGAGTGTTACTAGGAGAGACCAATTACTGGATAGTGCGCATAACGATAAATTGAGAAATGCAATTAATGAAATTTATCGATCTAATGCAAAAGTTGGTGATGGAGGTTTGGCAGACGCTGTGCGACACGAGTTAAGAACAGGTGAGCTGGCAGGTGGTAAGTCTCATATTATTAAAGCTCAAGAACGAATAAGAAATCTTGAGAATATTATCAGAAGTCAATCATTAAATCGGCAAGATTTACGTATAGCATATGAACTTTTGTATGATCTAAAAAATGCTTTAAGGATGGCAAAGTAGCTATAATAATTGTTCGAGGTGCTGTTAATGAAGAGTAGTGAGCTAAATAAAATGTTGATAGAATACTTGCCTGAGCTTTATTCAAAATATTTAGATGAAGTTAGCTGGCAAGAGGGTGATGATACAGGGTCTCATATTGTTTATGGTGATGTTTTGACACCGCACTTAATTGAATGCATACTACAAAAAGAGACGAAAGAAATTATAAAAATTTATGCATTTCTTGAATCTGTGCTGAGTCTGGAAGACGAGTATTCAGACGAGGTGATTGCATTCAGTGTTCTAGAAAGTATTGTTTATTTTATTAAAGAGGACATGTCTTCTATAGATTTATTGGGGCCGCGCTCAAGAAAATGGTTTGAGGATTTGGTTTTATAGTGGTCTTATGTAAATGAGAGAAGTGCTTGTTATAAAACCCATAGTTTTAGCAGCACTTCAAAAAATGAGGAGTTATTTTGAAGTGCTGTGAAAAAGTGTTGGTTTTGATTGGAATACGATAAATATGACAGGAGTGATATTTTGTGATTGAGTTAAAGAGACATGTGACAGATTTTGATAAAATGCACACATTTTTTGAATTTGTTAACTATGATGGATGGGAAGATTTTGATGGACTTGTACTTATTTTAAGCAATCTGCTCGGTTGCAAGGTAAGAGAGCAGTTCGATGGGCCATATTCTAGGCATTGTGTTTTTAAAAAAGATGATTTGATTTTTGAATTAATGCATCACGATGACATTGGGAACTGTCTATGTAACATGAAAAAACAAAGTCAAAACTACTACGATAAATTGGAATCATTGGGAAGAGAGGTAGTGGCAATATTGCAGTCATACTATCAGTAAAGCAATACATATCTCCTCTCGCATAGGAGGGGGGTATAAGGGCATGGGGAGGATAATGCGGGGGCTGCTGGACGGGCTAAGTCAACTTAAAAGCACCTTGTTTGGAATAAGCCGAAGTTGGCTGTTTCAAGCAGGGTGTTTTTATATACAAAAAAATATTATATAAGGTGGTGCTTAACTTGTTTAATGAACGTGCTTTTGCACAGGGATTGTTCCCGGAAGATGATGGGCGGATTGTGTTCGTCGAGGATATGGAGTTGGCAATTGAGTATGAAACAAATGGGTTGTTTGCCCGCATAATAGATGCGCCGGCGGAAGAGGCTGTGAAGCATGGCTTTGAGCTTGGCGGGTTAGATGAGGATGTGAGCGGGTACATATTTAGCAAGTTGGATGAAATTGATGGGGTTAAAAAAATGACTGATGCGATGAGCCGGTCGAGATTGTTTGGCGGAGTAATTGTTGTGATGATGGTGGATGATGGAAAGGGCTTAGAGGAGCCTCTGGAAATGAGAAATGTTCACAGGATAGTTGATCTGAGGGTATATGACCGTACTGAGGCTGTGCCGGACTATTCAAGTGCGTTGGATTATCATTCTGACAAGCCCCGGAGGGCTGGAACGCCGGAGTTTTATGATGTGCATTTGGCATTTGGTGGAGGGTTTAGGGTTCATGAGAGTAGATGTTTGATTTTTACTAATGGGAAGCTGGCGTCGCAGTCGATTTATCAGCAGTATTTGCATTGGGGATTGCCAGAATATTATCGTATTGCAAAGCCTTTGAGGGACTTGATGAAGGCGCATGATATGACTACCAAGATGCTGGAGAAGTCTGTACAGCCGGTGTATAAGGGTAATTTACGCGGTACGTTGAGTGCTGCTGAGGGAGAGCAACGTATAAGTCGGAGATTGAGTGTTATTAATAGGCTTATGGGCAGGTTCCGTTATATTGGGATTGATAAAGAGACGGAGGATATAACATTTGCACAATCGAATGTGGCGGGCGTACAGGAAGCTATCACAGCTGCTGCAAACTTGTTAAGTGCGGCGTCGGGAATCCCGCAAACGATACTTTTTGGGCGATCACCGGTAGGGATGAATGCGACCGGTGAGGCGGATCTTGAAAACTGGTACAGCTTGGTGGAAAGAAAGCAAATGCTTTGTCTGAAACCCAATATTTTGAAGCTCCTCGATGTAATAGTAGAAGAGGGGCTTTTTAGTAGAAAAATACGGGAGCGGCCTGAAATTAAGCTGGAATTTGTGCCTTTGTGGAGTATGTCTGAACGTGAACAGGCGGAAATTGACTGCCTTAAGGCGCAGACGGACGATATTAAGGCTAAAACGGCGGAGTTGTACTGTAAAATAGGTGCTCTTGAACCAGAGGAAGTAAGGGAAGGGCTTGAGGGTAGATAGTTAAGATATGGCTGTATGACGTGAAAAGACTCTGTGCCAGAATGTGAATGTGTATTTTGGTGCAGAGGCTTTTTTGTTTATAGAAGGGACGAAAGGGCGGGTTGAATATAAGTGAGATTGCAAAAAAATAACAGGTCAGGTTCACGAAAAGCGCAACAGGCTATGATGGATGAGATGTTTGGCTGGTCAGAAGAAACAAAGCGTACGACAGGTGGTGCGCGGCAAGCGAAGATTAACATGATGAACAGACTGTTTCACGGAGAGGGCGCTGAGGGCGATAGTGAGGAGTCTGAGAGTAGTGAAAAAGTAAGCCAAGACACATTGAAAAACACTAAAAGTCATGATACACTGAGTGCAACGGGAGTGGGGCAAAAGAAGCGTTGCATGTGTCAAGGTTGTAGGGTGCGGCGAGCAGCTAAGAAACCGGGGATTAAACTGGACAGCAATCATTGGCGGACGCAGCCAAGAGATGAGCAGGGACGCTGGACTGAAGGCGGTGGGTATGGCGGTAGCACTGGCGGGGCGAGCATGGGGCCTGCGCCGGAAGATGATGTAGTAGTTATTGCACAGCAGGAAAATCAAACGGCGCGAGAAACGCAAGAACACCAAGTTAGCACAGGTGTGACGGCGGGTAAGGGTCATGAAGACTTGGCGGCTGAGATGGAAGCTATTGCGCATATGATGGTTGATGCTCTGTATGCGGGCATGACGAATGTGAGGGAAGAGCGCAGGGCGGCAGAAGAGGCGCTGGCTACACCTCTTGGGCGTATGACGCAGGGGGCGCGGAGATATTTTGGATCGGCGGCAGACGATCAGGTGCATTTTTTATTGGAAAGCGGGTTTGTGCAGGCGCTGGGGTTTGATGTACCTGATGGTTGGCTGGATGAGGACGGGCGAGGTCGTCATGTTGATGCTGATAAGCTGCGATATGCGCTTACGCTGACCATGGCTGACGCGATTTACAGTGCGGCGGATGGTACGGATAGTGATGTTGATGTATCCGGAGCTGTTGGGAGGATAACGCAGGCTGTTACGACTCATTTTGGGTTTGGTCCGTATGGGTTTGGGATGAGTGAGGGCGATAGACATGATGCTATGATGCGGTATGTCTATGAGCAGGTGAGGATAGAGCAA